TAGACCACTTTTTTACCACGTCTGAGATGTCTTTCTCTTCAGATGCGGCGGCTTTTTTAGACTCGACCTTGACGGGAGGCGCTTCGTCTTCAACGACTTCGTTGCGGTGGCTTGGTACTTCAATCTCGCCTGTGCTATCCGCTTGGTAGACGTTCATCTTGATAGCGGCTTCTGCGGCTGGACTCTTGGCTTGATTTGCAATGATCTGCAAGTCTTCATCTGGAACCTTACCAGCTGGTGAGAACACAACCTTTGGTGTAGGAGATTTTGTATCGAAGGCCATCTTAGTGATCACCCGGCCAGCGCTTACGTTGTGTGAAGCCAAATGCTGAATGTACGGACGGAATGGGAATCGACCATTGTCTTCCTTGCCAAACGATGAAGTAGCTGGCAACACCAACTGCATCACATCGCCTGATGGATCGTTAGGCAAGACCACGGCTGTACGCCATGACAAGCGGCAAGCTGTACCCATACCGCCTTGACCAGAGCCTTTGGCTGACTTGTCGCAGTCAATACATGCGGAAGCGCAGGGAGTCTTAACATCTGCATCGGGCTTCTCTGAGTCAGTAGACCAGCACACAGGGCTGACTTTCTGACCTTCTTGATACGTTGCGTCATAGAACATGCGGGAGGCTTTGTGAGCCATCTTGACGAAGATCACGTTCATGTGGCGGTCTTCAATCGCGCCAATTTCTTTACCGCCAGAATACTTGCGGAACACGCCACCCTTGATGGAGATGCGTTTGCTACCTTGGCGAGCGCCACCTGCTACGGCAAGTGTGTCTTCATCCAAACCAGCGATAGGGGTTAATGCACCACTGAACATTGTTGCGAGATCGTTACTCATGATAATTTTCCTGTTACTAAATTGAACTTAATTGGAGGGTTTGCGCACGACAATCGTGAACTCCCTCATTACATTCACGCCGGGCGGGAGACCTTCTCCTTGATGCTCAGCCATGAACTCTTTGAAATTGCCCTGATGGATACGACGCTCCAGCAAGTCAATCGCCTCGTTGTCTAGAACAAACTTTTTAAAGTTGTCCCAGTCGTTTGTAGTAAATCGTTCCTTGAGAGAACGAATCACTGTGCCACTTTCGGTGCGGATACTACTTGCGTTTGTATCGTTGCACACAGTCAGCATAGATTGCTCAAGCAGTTTCATCTCCTGCTCTAGCTCACCATCTTTTACTTCCCAACCAGACTTGAGTTTCTCACGCTCATTTCTTATTGTCAAGTATATTTTTACTAATTCATCGAGATTTAACTCAGTAGTTTCACTCATATCCCTAACTCCTCTTTGTACAGATCAACCAATCTTTCGTGCGAATCCACCTTGCCTTGCAACATCTGATAGACCTTGCGTTCAGCTTCAGAGCCTTGCAGATGAACAACTGTCATGCTGTTTACCTGCCCAACTCGGTCGATACGCGCTATGCACTGCAGGTATGTCTCGACGCTCATAACGGGAGACCAAAACACAACAGTGTCTGCGGCAGTTAACGTGACGCCATGCGATGCGGACTGTGGTTGAATAACTAAAACTCTTGGATCAGTTTGTGTTTGGAATCGGTTGATGATCTCAGACCGCTCCCTTGCAGGTACATCTCCGTTGATAACTTCATTGGCTACTCCTTGTGAACTTAAATGACGTGCGACTAATACGATGGTGTGGCGGAACGGAACAAACACGACTACCTTGTGCTTGGTCTCTTCCAACACCTCCATCAGTGCATTCAGGCGTGGTGACACGTCAAACTCCACCACCTCCTTGTCATCGGTATAGATTGCTCCACCCGACAACTGCAACAACTTACTCAGCTTGGCTGCCGCGTTAACAGCGCTGATCTGTTCACCCGCTGCTTCTATCAGCAGTTGGTTCTTTAACTCACGGTAATATCTATTCACCTGGGCCGTCAGCGGCACTTCACGGGTCTGATACACCAACTCAGGCAGGTCTAAGCAATCTGCCTTCTCAAAGCGGATTGCAGGTTGTAGAGCGCTGAACACTTCTTGTTGGGCGATAGCCCTTGGTATCCACTTGAACTTGCTGATAGGTTGCATCACACGATCACGCCAAGCAGTAAAGTACTTGGGTACGCCAGCGGGGTTGACTAACTTTGCCAAGCCGAACGCATCCAGTGGAGACTGCGAGGCAGGTGTGCCTGTCATCATCCAGAGGCGGGTCGAGGGGGTGATCAGTTTAGCCAAGGTCTTCCAACGTTTTGTAGATACTGTTTTATATGCGTTGGCTTCATCAATTACAATTAGGTCAAACCCTACTTTACTAATATCTTCTTGAACAATATTGACCCCATCAAAGTTGATGACAACAAATTCGTACTCTCCGTTAATGATCTTCTTGCGCTTGGATGCATCTCCATAAGCTACGCCGACCGTTCTGTGCATGGCGGTCTTGAAAATGTCAGCTTGCCAAGCGGAGTACATGATGGACAAGGGACAGACGACTAGAACTCGTTTGACTATCCCCAACTGCATGAGGTAGTCTGCCGCCCAGATGACTGAGGAGGTCTTACCTGTGCCAGCTTCGTTGAAACAGAAACAGCGGTCTCGTAAGGAGAGAAACGATGCTGTAACTTTTTGGTGAGCGAACGGCTGAAACATTCCGGGCCACTCGTACTCTTTGAGCATTGGGTTAGGAGCATCTCCATAGACGCGCACTAGCCGTTGCATCTCGGGTACGCCCCAGTACACCACCACTTCTGCGTTTATGCCATCGTCTTTCAGCACCTCGCATCGGTCTATGTGTCCTACTAAAAACTGCAAGTCGCTAGATGGGATTACCATCCGAACAACTGTGTCGTCTACTACATTCATACTATTCCTTACTATGTTAAAACGTAGCCCCTTACGGGGGCAAGTCGGTCAAGCCGGACGTGTCAAAAGGAGAGGGAGATCTAACACCGCTTAACTGACATGGTTATAAAGGGGGCAAGCAACTGCAAGATCAACGACACCCCCTGAGCCTACTCACTCATGCCTAACAGTAGAGATTACTTCTTACGTTCTTTCTTGCTTGTCTCTGATACCAAGTTACCTTTGGAGTCACGCTTGAATGAACGATTTTTTGCCGCGCTTTGAATGCGCAGACCATCCTTGTTAGAGCCGCCTTTGTCGAGGGCTTTAACGTGAGATACATCCTTACCTTCACGCTTATCAGCTTTGCCGTTGCCGTTGGCGTCGGAGCCTGTCTTGTCTATTGCGCGACGCCCTTTCTGACGCTCCATGCGACGCTCATGCTCGCCACGAGCCTTCTGTTGCTGATACTCTTTGTCGTAGGGGCGGGGTTTATTGACGTAAGCCATTATCTTTCCTTGTGATGGGGGCAAGTGTTCACAGGACACCAGCCGCATAGGGGTGTTGGGTTGGGGTTCCAAACATCGTTTGTATACGATGCTTCTATTCTACGCAAATCGGGGTAAAACGCATCCCATAATTCTGTTATGTCATCCCTAGAATATTCTTCAGTCATGAAACTGTTATGCACTACGAAGAGTAGACCCGCTTTGATTCGGTTGATCTGTGGGTAGTGGGCAAACGCCATGAGCGCCATCAGCTTTAACTGTTTTGGCTCAGGATACTTGTTGCTTCCCGTCTTGTAGTCAACGATGAACGCAGTGTCTCCGTCGATGATCATCAAGTCCACGATACCCCGCACCCAGTAGCCCTTGCCGTACTCACATGCTTTACCTTCAGCATCAAGAGCCATCCTCTGCTCGGGGAATCGAGTACCTTCAATCTCCATGAGTGTGTCAAGCACAGGTTTGAACTGCTGATAGTTCTTGGCAAGAGGCTTGCCTTCTCCAACATAATCTTCACAAGCCTTGTGTACCTCATTGCCGTAGTTCATCTGCGCGGTCGGCTTAATATAGAAGCGCTTAAGTACCTTGACCTCTTGGTACTTCTTTGGGCAGTTGATGTAGTCCTTGAGGGACGAGAAAGACCATGTGAAGTTCATTTTTTCATATTCCTTACAAATGCGGCAAAACTTGCCGCTGTATCACCGAGGGCTTTCATCTTGTCAAACTCCTTGGCTACTTCTTCTAAGACTGTATTACGCTGTGACGGCGATACATACAAATCAGAGCGGCTAACGTAATCTTGAATATCGTCGTCATCAGTCATAGCGGTGCATCCTCATGGTTATCAGGGTTGAACTTAGGGACTCGGTTGCCCGTGTCCTTGGGGTTTGGGAATGGGGGGAAAGGCCAAGTCATGCTTTTGGTTTAGCTTTAGTCTTCATGAAGGCAATGTCGGGTTGCTCTTTGCGGAGATCGGCATACTCTAATTGCACTCTCTGCGCATGGATGATCTTTCCTGCGGTGTTGTTCATCTCGGCGGCAATCTTTGCCTCTATCGTGCCGTTCTTGAGTCCCTCATAGAGTGCGGACAGTTCTGTTGTTAGTTCACTGATATGTTTCATGATATTTCCTTTAGTTTGCGTTTGATAAATAGACTTACTCTCATTGCTTCAATTAGCTCTTGTGGGGGTTTAGGTTTTCCTCCTCGGATAAGGTATGAATCGGGTGCCGCTTGATTGCGTGCTTTGTAATACGCCATAAAGCGTTCCCTGTTAGCGGCTCGGTATGTTGGTGCGTATTTTTCCATGCGCGCTTTTATGCAGTCTTTGTTAGCTTCGCGCCAAGTTTTTGTTACCGCCGCTATGTGTTCTCGGTTTGCCTCTACCCATGCTTTCTGTCTGGCGTATTCTTTGTCTCGGTTAGCTTTGCGGTATTGTTCACCATAGGCTTTTACTCGCGCCTTTACATGTTCTAAGTTAGCCTTACGCCATGCGTATTGTTGTGCTTTCGTAGCCTCTTTGTTGGCTTCAACGTACGCCTTCTTTCGTTCTGCTAACTCCGCTTTATGATTTTCACGATACGTCTTACCATGCGCCGCCACCTTGTCTTTGTTAGCGACTCGCCACGCTTTCATGTATTCAGCTTTTGCGGCGGGGTCTTTAATTGGCATCTTTAATCTCCATCTTAAGTCTCCTTTTGTTTGACATATATTAACACTCTCCGTAGGTCTGTGCGTACTTTGCTTCGCAAGTTACGGGTAAACCACTAGCCCATGCGGGGGGCGTAGACATGCACTCGACGATATATGCAAGCGCCTCATCCTTCTCCGCTTCGGGAACCACGATCACTGCCGCATCATGGACAGTCAGCGCAACGCGATAACGCTCGTTGATCTTGATCATCTGCTCTCCCACGATGATTCGCGCCAAGGCTTGAACTACGTTCTCAACTAGCGACCCACCCCACAGTGACACGGGACCTTTGCGCGACTTGTAAACATACTGAGACTTGGATTCTGACGTATCCAGCTTGAGGTCTGGGTATCGGATAGAAAGACCATTAGGCAGACCTATACCATCTTTCGTAACCTTGAGGCACTTGTGCTTGCCGTAGTAATAAGGCTTGAGTTTGTCATCCCAGTTGGCTAGGTCAGCAATCGCCTTGTCGCCATCGCGCCATAACTTAATCACCTTATCGTTGGCATCGCGATATGTATCAACATAGTTCTTAGCTTCGTCTTCAGTAACGACCGCGCCAGGTGGTTGCGTCTTGAGCGTGTGCTGTAACTTTAATGCCCCAGTCCCGTAGCCTAGACCCAAGATGCAGGTCTTACCCACGAAGCGTTCCACTGGGTCAGCCTTGCTTATGGGGCGTTCGTATATCTTGGTTGCAAACAGAGAGTAGACATCCTCTCCGTTGCGGAACTGCTCAACCACATCATCCTGCCCTGCCAGCCAGACGAGGACACGCGCCTCAATCTGAGAAGAGTCACAGTTGATAACGATGTGGTCATCAGGCGCTACGACTGCATTCTTTAGGGCTTTCTTTTTCTTATCTCTACTTGGTAGATTTTGGAAGTTAACCTTATCACTTCCTGCCCAGCGACCAGTATGCGCTCCGTAGTATTTGAGTGGGATTGGTAGGCGTCCCTTGTTGCGCTTTCCAACATCGATGAATCTCTCAATCCTTGACTCCTCGATTGTGGATTTGGTCCCGAGTCGCACTGAGCAGAGTTGTTGTATGAAGGGGTCGTCATGCTCAGTGAGTTTAAGAAATCCCTCATCATTTTTAGCAAGTGCATAGGTTTGTTTCCCTGTGGTTTTACTTTCTTTCATCGGAGCCTCAACCCCGCGCTCAACTAACACTTCAGCAAACTGTTTATTACTGGCTAGTCGTTTACGCACCGCCTCTGCGGTCTCACATTTTAACTTCTCCATCAAGCCTTCTAGCAGTTGCTCTTTCTCCTCTTTGAGTTCGTCGTAGCGCTCTTGCAGGAGTGCGTCATCAACAAGGAACACTGGATGCGTGAACATCCGCAGAGTCATGTCAATAAGCTTCATCTCGTTCTCAGGGAACGCGCTCGACAATATCTTGAATAGCCTAAGGGTTAGATCAACGTCGTTTTTGCAATACTCTCCGTATCGCTCAAGTTCTTCTTTAGTGAAGCTAAGTCGTGCCTTGCCTTCAGCGGCAATTACTTCCTCGCCCTTGATGCCAATCTCGTAGCGTTCAGCCAACGCCTTGAGTGAGCCACCTGCCTCAACGCCATGAATTGCTCTCGCCATACATAGAGTGTCGAACATGAACGCGGGCGTGATGCCGTAGATCCAACTAAGAATTGCTCCATCGAACAGGGTGTTGTGGCACAGAAGCGCGCTGCTGCCCCAATCAAACGACGCTAAGAATTCTTTTAGCTTATCCTTACCGCCTGATACCCAGACAGTCGGTTGCTCGTCTACCTTCACGCCCACACCGATAACTTCAAAACGCTTGTCGCGTATGTATTCCTCAGTGGTCTGATGCTTGAAGCCTAGCTTGATCTTGCTATCGTAGTAAGTCTCAAAGTCAATCGTTATCAGTGACATTTGGTTTCTCTAAAAGTTTTTTGTAATACGACGCAGGGAATGGCGCTTTCTTCTCTAAGAGTGTTCGCAACCATTCCGCACCACCAAGCTGGTTAAGTATCAACCACTGCTTGTCGGATAGTCTGATCTGTCTACCTATTAGGGGTGCGGGGGGCTTTGGTCTTGGCATTATTTCCTCATCATGCCTTTTAACTTTGATGCGGTCTGCATCGTTTTCTTATCTTTTCTAGCGTAGGCTTCATCAAACTGCTGATCGAGAGTATCTCTAATATGTGCTGTCAATGATTGAGAAGTCCCAAGCATAGTGCCTGACAGTCCAGCGTCGTAAGGGTAGCTCCCACTAGTCGATCTCCCAAGTTGATCATCGTGACCTTGCGATAACACACGCATGACCTCGCCATTGAAGTGATCGCGCTTGGCTTCATTCATTCCGTCCTGCAACGCTTTCTGTTCTTCCGTAGTCATGACAGCCCACCCACTGTCTAGCACTCGTGACCATTTTGATAGCCCTCCCTCAATGAACTCTTCGGGGTTGGTCTTCATTCTTTCTAACAGAATCTCTACTCCAGTCAGCATGATTTTCTCCTTTTAATAACTGGTTTCAAAATAGCATCCCACTGAGTCATGGGAGGCTATTTAACAAAAAGTATAGACACAAAAAAAGGCATGGCGAACCATGCCTTCGGGGTTTACTTCATCGAGTTGATTTCACGAGTCAGATACCATTGTGCTTTGCGCAAGTCTTCCAACTGATTGCCCTTGTGACCTGACCTAGTAATGTATTTCACGACATTACCCAAGTTGTATCCAAGCTTCTTTGCTTCAATAAAATCGATTGTCTCGATACCACCTGCGGTGTAGTGCGCAGGGTGATTTACTGAGTCATGTTGGGTAATAGCTTGATTCACGTCAGCTATAATCTCCTCCGCTTCTGCCTCAGTCATACCCTTGGGTAAATTAGCTATTGGGTTTGCAATAGCGCGACGCTTTGCCATGTCTCTTAGTCTGATCATGCGCTCTTCAATGGACTCGCCATATTGTTTCTGATATGACGCCCTTGCCTTGCTCATCAATACATAGGTGTACGACTTGGTAGCACCAATAGCTTTCATTACGTCTGCGGTTTTCATGCGTGGGTTGCGCTCTAACAATGTGCGAACTTGTTCTACTTTATTGCGTTTCATTTGCCTTCTCCTTTTTGGTTTGGCGTTTAATTGATACGATACCAACACTATGTCGGTCTCGTGCTTCCTGCATAGCATCTGCGATTTCATACGCAGTCTGAGTTATTTGGTCTGACAATCCTCCTCTCATGATTAAACCAACTAACGCAAAGCCAGCGTGTAGGTCACGCAGATTGCTACGATCTTCTTCATTCATAACTGTTCCAATAGACGCGTTAGCGCATCAATGTTTGTCTCATCAATGACAAGGGTGAACCCACCCTGCCCACGAATGGCTGACATGTGTTTCTCTTGTAGGGCAGTTGGCTTGTTGCCGTTCGCTTTCGCTTCCACCCCGATGAACCTCCCTCTGTAACAGATCACAAAGTCGGGGACACCTGACGCACCATAACCAGTACCGATCGGCATGGTGTAGTAAGCCCCCTTTGCATTAAGAATATCTTTGATCTTCTTCTTGACTGTACCCTCAGGCGTCATTTTGTATCCCACTCTTCAGTGACTCTAAAGTTAATCGATCTACCACTAGGCAGTAGTAGGTTTCGCTTGCCCTCCACCCAACCTCATCGAGTTCGGGGGCGTGTGTGTTTGTGTAGAGTGTCAGTCTAAGTATTTTTGAATCAGGCAAGAACTTTTCTCCATTAGCATTAATCATTGCAAACTTAGACTTCAACACATCAGGCAAAGTGTCATCTGTGTATATGCGATGAAACCCATCAGCCACATACACGATGTACTGATCGTCTACCTTACGAACAGGGACACGAATCAAATCCCAATTCTTGGGGTGAACCACAGGACTCAGTTCCCCAATCAGATGGGGCATGGGGTAGCCATCCACGCTTGCTCATAGTTTGTAGGTTGACTGCCATAAAAGAAAGTCGCGTCAAGCCCCTCGTCATAGCCATCCATGATGGGAAAGTTCAATACACCAAGCCTACGACATTCCTTAGTTTCATAAGAGACTTTCATCATTGTCATCAATGGGACTAGCTCGGGGTACTCCTCAATCGTCTTGACTCGTTTGAAGTCTTCGATGATCTCGTACTCAATCTTGGTCGTATCACTGTGCAGTATGGTCATCTTGAATTTGCCTATGAGTAAGTGCTTGTAGTCGTCTATACCAATGAGATAGAAAGGATTCTTGAAGAACCGCTTGGATTCTTCTCTCTTTATATCTCGTATCCTATCAGCTTCTTTGTAAATGTCAAGTGTATTTTTACATTTATTTAGGTCTAGAACAGGAATAATTCCATCAGTACTTTCCCCTAGTAAGGTAGCTAACATCACATGAATTTCATCTGCCGTAAAAGCATTCTGTTTATCGCTAGTACCCATCGCTCTACGTAGGGTAGAGACGCCTAGCTTTACTTGTTTGACTTTGCTATCCATGATTATTTTCTTATCACGCACAACTTCCTGGCGTTTTAATACAGCCATCAATGATGAAAGTTTTGTGCTACGGATGGTCTCTCTATCATTCTGATCTGAGCCACGAGACTTGGCATAGTGTGGTGTACGGAAACAAAACTCTAGTTGATCGTTGTTAGCCCCACCTACCTTTGTTGTCCACACCTTACAAACAGCCAGCCCATTGGGGTAGCACATCATGTAAGAATCTTTATCTGTTTGTGGGTAGCCCACATTCATTACTTTCCCCATGACTTTCAAGTTGTACTTGAATTGCAACTCACGTACCAGTGGGAGTACATCTGAGGCAAGCAACTCATTCAACTCATCCTCAGAACCAAATCCATCAAGATAATATCTACTCATCATTTCTCTCTCCTAAAAAAGTTATTGCTCGTGTCGAGGCGCTGATTGAATATCCCAACGCTTCGATCTTTTTGATTGCATGTAGCGTGAGAGTCTTAGTCCCTGCTATGTCTGCAAACAGTTGTGCCTTCTCGCATAGGGGGTAGTACTTCAATGTCCCATATACATCTTTCACCTCCACTCGAATAACATTAGTCATACTGTTTCACCTCCACTCCATCAACCATGACTGTGTAGCCCCACTCGCTAGGCGGGTACATCTCTCCGTCAACATACTCAACTTTCTTAAACACTTTCTCGTTCACTTTGTATACCTCCTTGTTCAGTCTGCGTTTGAGATTCAAGAACATCGTGTGCGGTGTGTCCTCGTGTGCGCTATATCTAGAAAAGTTTGTGTCTGAAAACCTACGCAAGTTCCAACGCATGTTGCCAATGTCCCACGCAAAGATGTAGAGCATTGCCGAATCAAGCGGTGCGGTATCAATCAATTTATCTGCTATCGATGTGTACACCTTATGGTCTAGGTAAAAGTCATTGTCAGGTACATGCTCACTCACCACCTCAAGCATCGTTTTGGCAAACACCTCGTAGTCCATCGCCTTGGTCATGACCTCAGTCGTCATGTAGAAACCTTCGTAACCAGCCAGTAAGTCTTTGCCCACCTTGCGATCGACTTTCCTACCAACGACTGTGATTGGCTTGGTTGGTTGCATAGTTTCACAGTCGATGCGCATACCCTGATAGATAGGCATGATGCGTATACCCCCATTGGTTTTGCTCGACCATATCATCCCACCCCTGCGTGACTCAGTAGAGAACCAACCATACGACCAATTTGACATGATGCCTCGATCACCCTGTCCGTAGCTTCCGCCAGTAAACTCAAACGTATTGTCAGGTCGCACAACGCCAAGAATGTTTGGCGACACCTCGTACTTGTAGTATGTCCATGAGCCATCACCATCTTGATACTTGTACAGTCGGGGTGAGCCTTGCTTCTCGTGTTCTTCATACTCTGCCTTCGTTAGAGAAACATGCGTCCAACGCTGACCATGAACGATGTTGAACACGCGTTCTTTGTCCTCCTCTCCAACGAGAAAGTATTTGGTGTTATGTCTGCGATCACCAATAGGAAATCTGTTTAGTGACCCACGGTAGGGTGAGACGCTATTTGCGATGCCATCGAGTCTCTTGTAGTTCAGTCCTTGCATTTGTTTTCTCCTATTTCTTTTAAGTCATACATTTCCATCTCACCGCTTATACTGTCTCCCATAGGGTTCGCTTGGTCATACATAAGTAACTCGGCTTCCTCTTTCGTGTCAGCCAGTACTGTGAGTTCTTCCTGATATGTAGTTACCACTACACCTTTCCATGCTTTCATTAGTTTTCTCCTAAGTCTGAGTTGATAATGTCTTTACGCATCTGCTCTGCGGTGTACTCTCCGTTAACTAACTCATAGAGCAGTTCCAAGTAGTCACTTGGGTTCTGTCGATCGCTACCAATCCACATACGGATTTGTTCAGTCGTTATTTCTTGCATTCTTTCTCTCCTTGTAGTTCATCAATTTTTACTAACACTTCTCGCCACAAATCGGGTTGTAGATTGCCTTCACTTGTCAGTTGTTCCAACGCATACAGATGCGGTGCGCTAGGAAAGTTTGATATGACACTCTTGGCAATTTCTTTAACGTACCGCCTCTCGTTCATAGTCTGTCCTTTCGTCTTAGCTACCGCATATGCCGTTTTGGTAATGCTCAACCACCATGTATCAATCGTCACCGAACATCACCTTCTTACCCACAGGCGGTTCAAAGTCGCG